CGCCGCAGTATCAAGAGACATTCTAGCTTCTCCTTTCACAAGGTTGGGCGGTCTGCTAGAATGGCTCTTGCGTCAGAGGCCTTTGGCGCAGGCCGCCAAGGTTTCGTCCGGCTGGGAGTAGCCGCTCCCAGCCGGTTTCATTTCAGGCTCACGTCCTGTTAGGCTTGCGGGACGTCGATCTTGACTCGCATCTTGGTCGCGGACACGTACTCAACGAACCGGCCGATCAGGGTGGTGTTCGTGGACGATGCCGTGACCGTGTAGTTGTCGCTGGCATACGCGTTGTCGCCGACGATGGCCTGGGAGAACCCCGAGCCCTCGAGCTCGAAAACGCCATCGGTAAAGACTTCGGCCGTCAGGTCACCGGCGCTGCCGCTGGAGTTGTCTTTTTCTTCGACGACGATGCCGGCGAAGTTGTTGTTGCCGGAATCGGCCGTGCTGGTGCCGTAGCCTTCCGACGAACCGCTGGTGCGTTCGTAGAAGGCGATGGTGCCTTGATAAAGGGCCACGCTCCCATCCACCGGCAGGGCTTGCCGCCCGCCGGCGTTCTGGGCTTTGACTGTGTCTATCTCCTGGTGTGATGTGCGGAAGAGGGGGGAAGAAAAGATAAGGGTGGCGGGCCTAGTCCTCGTCGAGCCCCTCATCCTTTCGCCGGCTGGCGATGTATTCGGCCTCGGTCAAGCCGAAGCTGTTTTTCGCGCCGCCGGCGTCGCGGTACTCTTTGCGGAAGCGGTCGTCCGGATCAGTCTCGCCCTGCTCGTTCGGATCCGTGCCGCCGGCGTCGCCGACCGGTTTGCGGTCCTCGCAGATCGCGTTGAAGATCTGCGTCCTCGCCGTGTCGACGTCGAGGTCGACCAGGTCGTGGAGCGGGAGTTGCTTCTGCTGGTCCGGCGTCAGGCGGGCCTGATGGTAGGCCGCGATGATCTCCCGGCTGTCCGCCTTGGCCTTGGCGACCAGCTTGCGGGCGTCGGCCTCGGTGATCGGTTGCGGCTCCGCGTCGTCGACGGGCTCGCCGGCGTCGGCCTTGGCCTGGGCCTCGGCGATCGCCTCGTCGCGGGCCTCGGCCAGCTTGGCGTCGAGCTGCTCTTGCGTCAGTTCGATCGTCTCGACCTTGTCGTCGGCGGCGTCCTGGGTGTTTTCGGCCGGAGGCTCCACCTTCGGAGCGTCCTCTGGTTTCTTGGGGGTCTCGCTCATGGGGGGATTTCCTCCGTTGCTGAGCTGTATCGATTGGAAAAACGGGTCGTCGAGGATCGCCGCGAGCGACCGACGGCCCGGGTACGGTTTGGGTGACTCGGCTTCGCCGCGCAGGGCGGCCGGCACGTTTTGATACTGGGTCAGATCGAAGGCCCGGCCGCGGTTCTCGACGCGGTCGTCCGCCTTCTCGGATGTCTTGTTGTCGGCGATCGCGTCGACCAACCCGGCGGCCAGGGCGTCCTCGGCGTTGAACCAGGTTTCCTCGTCCATCCACTCGTGGAACTGCTCGACGTCCTCGCCGGAGCGGTCGGCGTAGACCTCGGCGATCTTGGCCTCGATGCCCTCGATCAGATCGGCGTACTTGCGGAGATCCTCTTTCGTGCCGCAGACGCAACCCATGGCGTTGTGGATCATGAACCAGGCGTTCTTGGCGATCGTCCGCGTGTCGCCGGCCATGGCCAGAAAGCTGGCCGCCGAGACGGCCATGCCGTCGACGATCACCTCGACCCGCGCGTCGTGCCGGACCAGGGTGTTGTAGATCGTCAGGGCCTCGAAGACGCTGCCGCCGGGCGAATTTATGTAGAGCTCGATCAGCTCGACGTCGCCGGCCTCCTCGATCTTGTCCGTGACAACCGATGCGGCGATCCCGTACCAGTCGTCGATCACGTCGTAGATATAGAGCCGCAGCGTCTTTTTCGTCTTTTGGGCGCGGAATCCGGGTCGGCTGTTGTTACGCGGCATTTTCGATCGTCTCCTGGAGGTCCTGTTGGTCGGCCTCGACCAGCGCGAGCTTTTCGGCCAGGTCGTCGACCCTGCGGATCAGTTGCGAGAGGTTGGCCAGATCGGCGACGGCCCGGTCAAGCTCGGTCGGCTCCCCGTCCGGCGAGTCCAGGCCGATCGAGCGGCGATAGTCGCGGAGCCGCTTCTCGTTCTCGGCGTCGAGCATCGCTTCGGCAAGCCGTTCTTCTTGGACCTCCTCGTCGTCGAGGCCGCGGCCGGAAAGCAACCCGGCCCGGGAGGCGAGATTGCCGGCCAGGGCCTTCAGCTCGGACTGGACTTCCTTGAGGGGATCGATCCAGGGCCAGCCGCTGGGGGTCCACGCGCAGGCCGTATAGAGCGTCGGGTCGGCGGCGTATTCGGCGGCCGTCAGATCCACCAGGCCGGCCAGGACGCACTCGTCAACGAACCGGGTCCAGAGATCGTTGAGCCAGGTTTCCTTGTGGTCCTGCTGGCCGGTCCGGAACGAGACGCGGCCGTCGATCAGTGAGAGCCGGCCGCCGGCGTAGCTCGTCTGGGCGTAGCTGCGGGTGAGCAGCTCGTAGGGATAGCCGAGGCCGGAGGCGATGTTGTGTTCGGTGTGTTCGACCAGAACCTGGTAATCGTTCCCGCCGCCGGAACTCGGGTCGATGATATGCGGTTCCTCGCCCGCGACGCCGCGGATCACTGACCCGGGCTCCAGCTCCTCGACGTAGTTGCCGCCGCTGTTGGTCGTCGTGGCCGAGCCGGCGGCGAGGGCTGCCGGCGATCCGGTCGTCGCGATAAACAGCGCGAGGCAGGCCTCGACGTGCTTTTTGACGTTGATCGCCTCGTCGAGTTGCCCGAGCCGCTTCATCGGATTCATGACGGCGTGCATCGGCGGGAATCCTCGCAACTGGTCCGGCTCCAGCTCCTCGTAGAGGTGGCGGACCCGGTCGGCCGGCACCTCTGCGTATTCCTCGCTGGCGTCCTGCGTGTCTCCTGGATGCGTGCTGCGGATATAGTAGGTGACCGGATCGCCGTCGGCGTCGCGCCGGATCCCGAACCGGACCTTCGCATCGCCGGCGTATTTCGCGGGCGTCTCGACCCGCTCGGGCGCCACGATCTCGACCGCCAGCGGGACCGGCTTGCCGGGCTGCGGCTTATCCGAGAACACGATAAACGCTTCGCCCTTGCGGGCCAGCGTCCGCTCGGCGAGCCGCTGCAGCCGGTTGAGCGACTTGCGGCCGCTCGTGTCGGCCCGGGTCTGCCACTGTTTCCAGTGCCGCTCGAGCTGGCGGCGGAGCCGGCGGACCCGCTTCAATTCGCCGCCGTCGGTCGGGGTGACGCCCTCGAGCAGGGCCGGCGTCGTCAGGCGGCTCTGGCAGTGGAGCCCGGTCCCGACGATATTGTTGACGCGGCCCTCGACAAACCCCTTGGCCATCGGGTGATCGCGGTACAGCTCGTCGCACCGCTTGCGGGTCGTGTCGGCGTCTGCGTCCCAGATCGAGTCCGGCGAGAGATTCGACGTCAGCCAGTTGTGCCCGCTGGCCCGGTCGGTGCCCGCGCCCTCGTGGACATTGCGGAACATCCGCTTTTGCAGGGCCAGGGCCATACTGATCCGCTTGCGTTTCGCATAAGCGTCGGGAAACGCCCAAAACGCCGCGCGGTCGATCGCGTGGGCGACGGCTTTCCAGGCGGAGCGGAAGGGGTGGCGTTTGGCCATGGACTGGAGCGAGAGGGAGGGACTAAGAGCGCTTGCCCAACCGGGCGAGCGAGATGGTGGTGCCGTTGGCGGCGGCATCGACGCGGGCCGAGTATTCCTTCTCCATGGTGTTGAGTGTGGCGAGATCGGCCCGGGTGACCTCGTATCCGGATGCGAGCCGGTAGGACTGGGCTCCGCAACTGGTGATCTGGTAGATCGCCGAGCGGATCGAATCGAGCATCTGCTGGTCGGTGTAGGTGGCCATCACCCTATATACGGTTGCCGGACGGCCAGATATAGTAGGTAATCCGCCCCTTTGTGGCGTAGGCCCGGCAGGGTTTCTTGCAGTTCGGGCAGATCGGCGGCGGGTCTCTGCGCGGACGTCGGCGGCGTCTTATCGGTTGATCCATCGGCCGCCCCCTTTCCGCCGCGGGATGAATCGCTGCGACCGGTCGTCGTCCTCGCGGGGCGGCGCCGGCGGCTGAAACCGGACCGCCAGATCGGTCCAGACCGTGCCGACGACCATCTCGGCCGCGGCGCGTGCATAGACCTCGCAGTCCCAGTAGTGATTGCCGAGGCCCGGCTGGAGCACGACCCATTGCAACTGCGTCCGGCCTTTCTTGTCGGTCCGCGGAACCTTGCCCTCGTTGGCGACCTGCTTCAGATAATCGGCCAGGGCGTCGAGCGGGAGATCGGGCACGAGCCAGGCGCCAGAATCGTCGCGGTCCAGCGTCCAGCGGTCCTGCAGATCCGTCTTGAAATAGTCGGTGTTGAGCGCCCAGCGGCGCATGCCGCCCGGATACGGCTTGCCCGTGCGGAGATTCTTTTCGACGACGTTGAAGCTCCAGGGCTGGCCGGCGGTCGGCGAGCTGTCGCCGGCGACGCACAGCACGCGGTCGCTGTGATACTGGCGGGCGAAGTTGTGGACGAGCAACGGATGGTGGCCCGTGTCGATCGCGGTCCGCAGGGTCGGCAGCGCGGTCTGCTGCATCGGATTGACGCCGGCCAGCGGCCATTCTCGCGTGATCAGCGCGTCGAGCTGCGCCAGGTGGCTATCGCGCCGCGTGCCGCCGGAGGGATCGATCCGCTTGTGGAGGCAGCCCCAATCGACCAGCCAGGACGAGGCGGCCTCGCCCCAGGCGCGGGCGATCCAGTAGACGCAGTCCTCCTGGACGTCGGCGCCGATGGTTATAAAGAAGGCGCGGGACGCGACCTGGCCGCGGGCGTGGTGGCCGCGGAGACGCCGGCCGAGCACGGTCCACGGCGGCGTCTTGGTCTGCGGCGTGTACTTGCTGCCGACCCAGTTGTTGATGAAATTCTGCCAGGCCGCCGGGTCGCCGTGCGAGGAGACCAGCTCCTCTGCCGCGCGGCCGAAGGAGATTTTCATCGGATACAGGCTATTGAGCTTGTATCCCCGCTTCCGCGGCGATCGTATCGGCTTGCCGCGGCGGCGGCCCCGTTTGTCGACCGTCTGGCCGGCGGGACACCAGATCCCGCGGCGGACCATGTCGGCCTTGTCGGCCGAGTCGATCCGGCACCCGTTCTCGCAGAGATAATAGGCCTGGTCGCGGGCCTCGTCGGGCGTCAGGTATTCGCCGTCGTCGTTCTTGATGCCGGCCAAGCCGCCGCGGCCGGCGTACTTGCCCTCGCGGTGGACGAAGAATCGCAGCTCCTGGTAGCGG